AATCTCAAAGTCTTTCTTAAATTTCTTAACATAATTGTCAGCAAATTCTAAGAACATCTCTACTGTATATTTCTCCCACTCTCCTACATTATCGGTAAGGGTTTTGTCTTTTAACTTAGTTCTATCAAGAGAGTTTTTCCAACAGGCTTCAGCAAACTTCTTATCTTTATCGCACATTTCAAAGACAAGTTTCTTTAGATTAACCTCTGAAATTTCAGAATGGGATTTCCCATTCTCCTGTGTTACCTGTTTTTTTTTAGGAAAGGCATCAAGACTTTCGTTGGTTTCTTTGGAAGAAGCATCAAGATTCTTGTTGGTTTCTTTACCTACATCATCATTGGCAATAACCTTTTTCATTTCCTCTTGGGTTGGTCTAGGTTTTTTGCTGCCTTGATACTTCCAATTAGCCAATGCTCTACCGATTGCACTTGATTCACAGTTCTCTAACCAGGCTTCGTTGTTAGCAAATCCACCTAGTCCTTTTGTTTCTTGTGCTAATCCTGTTGCGATAGGTAAAGTATCTTCTTTATTAATGAATAGCTCTGCCTTAACAATAACCATAGTTCCATCATCAGAATTACCTACAACATCTGTGTTAATCCTTGCGTTAGGGTTATCTTTCCAGAATTTTTTTAATCTATCTTCTACTAATTCGTAATTATCTATATTAAATTTTGGCATTTTCTTTCCTTTCTGTGCCTACAATGTTATTTAATTATACCTACACAGTAAGACAAAATCTGTGTTATTATTAAAAAAACAATGATTTAAGATTTCTCATTGTTTCCTTTCTGAGATGAAAACCCCCTAGAAATAGGGGGTTTAGTCTTATTTAACTACCTTGTGAATAGTCTGCCTAGATAGAGAACTTATTTCCGATATTAATGTTGCTGACTTACCATACTTATATAAGGATCTAATGGTTTTGTTTCTCTTATTGACTAACTTATTCTGTTTGTCCTCAACTTCTTTTAATTCGTTGAGTGTATCAATTAAGTTACCCCACAATAGTTCCTCTTTAGATATTGTTTCAGCTATATCTTTATCTATTTTTTCTTTCATCTTTCTCCTATCTCCTCATCTAACCTACTTATAATTCTCCCTAACTTATTAGTAACCATAACCATATCCTCTACAAGACCATCTCTATCCCAATTAACCATATCCTCTACAAGACCATTGAGGGTTAGCTTAACTTCAGTTAGTTGTTCTATGTGCTTACTCATCATACTTTGGTATGCAGATACAAACTCGTTCCTCTAGGGGTTGAATAACATCTAAATCAACTTCTTTGTATTCCATATGATAATGAGAAATAAGTTTTTCAAGTTCTCTTATTTCCTCATCAAGCATATCTGTTGTATCAAGCAAGACTAATTTATTTTCTAATTTATTTTCTAATTTATTTTCTAGTATCATCACTTACCTTTCTTTAGTAATCTAATTCTTTTGCTTGTTCTTTACTGATAAAACCAACATAGCCACCACTATTAAGTTCTGCATCTGCTGAAATTAATAGATTAACAACTTTTCCATTGTCAAACTTTTCATTGGTTTCTAACAGAATAAAAGAGTGTCCATAGTCTATGTCAACTTTTGACCAACCTTTGATAGTCATACCTATTAAACTATCTAGTTCCTCTTTATCGTTTTGCATTTCTCTCATTATTTACCTTTCTTTATTTAATAAACTGTGAGAGTTAAAGTTCCCTCGTTGTACGAGGTTGTTATCTCAACAAACTTTCTACTCTCCATATAGTTTAATGCTGATTGGTAGTCAGGAAATCTTTTAGTCATTCCGTACCTATCAACTATAACTTCGTTTACTATTTCTGTTGTTTCCATAGTCAATAGTATAGCTGTGTTTACATATATGTAAACAATAGTTACAATAAAAACCTACACAATCATTGGGAAACCTACACAATCCCTACACAATCGTTAGGAATAGCTGCGATTTATAAAAAAATTATATAAAATTTAGAAAAAAATATATAGATATGAACACGAAAGAAATTAAATGAACAAAAGAAATTCCAGGGAAATTTATTATAAAAGTTGTAAACCTGCTTTACTTATATTAATATATATAGTAAGGGTTAGAAATATTAAATGATTTCACTTTAGGAAATCAACCCCCAAGGCTTTTTGATAATTAAATAATGTTACACCTTTAACAGTTTCCCCTTTGGAGAAAGAGAGGAAACAAAAAATGGATAAAATAAAAGTTCCAAATTATGTATTTAATGATTTGAGTTCCGTAAGGGATTCAGGTCTAGTTAATATGTTTTCAGTTAAGGAAGTTTGTCAGCTTGTGAGTAGCAAAACTGATGAGTGGATTAATGAGGATGTTAATAGATATGGCGAATGTATAATGTACGGAATTGAACCAACAGGAAAAGTTAGTTTATGAGTAACGGAATTGAACCAACAGGAAAAGTTAGTTTATGAGTACAAGAAGTTTGCACAAATTCTATGACAACGAAACACAATTAAAAAATGACAATCCAACTTCTGTAATTTACAGACATTGGGATGGATACATTGAAGGGGCAGGGCAAGACTTAATTAATTTTTTAATTGAGTTGCAACCCCTAGAGGATAATCGCTTTACTGATGCGAGTTACTTATCGGCAAAGTATGTTATTTATTTGGCTCGTTTGTTTGCCAAAGATTGGGAAAAAGATCCACTTAATTTTTTAAGTGTGGGAATAGTACCCAATGGCACAGATTGGGGCGAGGAGTATGTGTATAAAATTATTTGCGAGATACAAGGGAACGGACTCCCGAAAATTCTCGTTAATGATTTTGAGTTATTACAAGGAATAGAAAAAGTATAAACAAAATTTCAATGGGGGAACTGTTAAGGGTGTAGCAAAATTACAATGCTTGTTTCTTCTGTGTTGTCCTCTTTCAAAATGTTTCTTACAGAAAGGGGAACAATATGAGTAGAGAAAAATCCGTAAGCGATTTAATAGATGAGTTAGAAGGACAAATAGACCTAGTTAAGGATGAAGTCGACACAGCAGAAAGTGACATTAGTTCTGCTGAAGGCAACCTTCAAGAGGTTTCATATAATATAACTTCTGCTCAATCCAACATTAATGATGTTGATGAGATATTAAACGAACTGAGAAAAAGGGAAGGGGAGTTCTTAAAGAATGACCTAGCCAAAAAATTAGGGGATGTATTGGTTTCTATAACACAAGCTAACGAAACCCTGATGGATAAAGGAGAAAAATAGAAATTTAGAGAAATCTAAATTTTGATATGGCTCTCTCGTACTGATAGAGCCATTTATAGGGTGTAAAGTGCGTTTACAGTACCGACCACCATAAAGACCGAAAGAGGGCGACACAGAAGAAATAAGCAAATCAATTTCTAAAAGAAAGGAAAAAAATGAAATTGTATAGCGAGGAAAATCCAAACCATCCAAACCCAAGATGTTTTTTACTATGGATTTTGGGAGTGGTGGGAGAAATAAAAGAAAAATCAGTCAATGAGAGATTTGCTGATGTGCATTGGCACTTAGATTCAACTCATTCAAGGCTAGATGAATTGGAAAGGGAAATCATTTCTTTTGTTTCATTTATGGATGACCTAGTAGAGAGAGAGGAGCTGCAACAATGAGTGAAGGCGACTTTTTAACTATCGTTTTGTATATGCTTTTTATTTTTACTGTGTTTGGTGTAGTTGGTTGGGTTGTTGAGATTGTAGCCAAGTACATTAACAGGAAAAATATAGAGGTAACCGATTGGGTTCAAAGGTTAGACAATGGCGAGGAATTAGGAAGGGATAATTTTTTCAAATGGTAACACTAGAAAATTTAATCCCTGACCCTGCTACTAATCAGTATCTATTAGAAAAGGAAATCAAAAAAGAGTTTTCGGATAGTTTCAAAGAGTTCCAGGAGAATGAGGATTCTTCTAAAGAGCTTGTAGATTATTATCACGAAATCATTGACAGTGTTTTCCCAATTTATAATGCTGACATAATTAACCAATGTTATGTATTAGATTGGAACGAAACATATTTCAAACACTCTGAACTTTCAGGGGGGGAAAGTCAAAACCCCTTAGAAATTCTGAGCGATAATTTATATGTTATTTATTATTGTTTGGGGAATGAAGTTCTAGAAGATTTTCTGAACCAAGAAGGAAAAAATGAGAACAAATAAAGAATATAGGGAACTAATAACAAGAACAGAAAGAGAAGTTAATTTCTTACTTAGAAATAAGATTGAAAGCTCAGAAGTGAGTTATACAGGGGAAGAATTAAACAAAATCTCTGAGGGATTAATAAAATTCTTTAGAGCCGAAGTGCAAAACTTCCTTAATGACTTCTAATCTAAAAGGAAAATAAAAATTAAGGACAAAGAGAGTTTATAAGGGTACTTCTCCCCCTGTTACTCTCTTTGTCTTTTTTTTTGCTGTATTGATCACTTCAGGACCTTTGAGCATTTTCCCATTTTCAAGACTTTTTGAGATTATTCTATATGATATTGGCTTAGTGTCGTTCAAGACTTGGACAAACTGAAACAATTAAAAAGAATATCCCCTCACTTTCTAAAATTTTGCTATAACCCCTATTCATTGAGTATCATACGAAAACATTAATGATTAAAAGGTTTTTTCAACTGTCCTATAATGTATATTATGTTGCGTTCACGCAATAAACCCAATATAAACAAATCCATATTTCAATACAAAACCCTATGTGAGCGTAGCGAACACACTAGAATATCATTGGAAACTTTTTGGTAAGAATTACCAGTTATTTATCAATAAATCCCTTTAATGATTTGCTACATACAGCACTAGAACTTTGACAAAAAAGAACATTTTCTCTTTTAACTAAAGGCTTTTTACACTCTTTACATTTCTTCAATAATATAATTATAATTCATTTACTGGTAAAAAAGAATACTTCTAACCCTGTGTCATCCCACCCAACCGATAACATCTGTTTATGACTAATGTTTAATATATATGAAATAATAGGCTTTTACCCTAGTTATTATGGTCCAGCTAGTCCACTTGATTGATGAATATAGTCAGAGAGATCTTTCTTAAAGCTGGAGATTTCTCTTGTTTGTTACTTGAATACTATCATAGGTTCTCTATAATGAGAAACATACAGAAAATAAACTTGCCCAGTTTATAGTACTAAGAGAAACTCTCTTGAAAAGAAAGTACTCTAGCAATAGAGAACCTTCTAAGATAGAGAGTTTTTCTTTTATACTGATAGAGGGGTAGAAAGGCAATCCCTTTACCAGCAGTGGTAGAGGAAACTTGGGTTCAATTCCCAACTACTCCACAGAAAAAAAATTTTTTTTTATTCCAAAGGTTCTTGTAGATCGGTGGGTGCTTTTCTTCCTTTGATTCTTGGAATTGTTTTTATCTTATGTTTATTACACCAGGAGTGTTTATTGTATTTGGAAATAACAGTTGAGCAGTTGTTGTTTTTACATACCCTTCCACTACTATAAGTCTTAGAGGGTTTACTATTAGGGTATTTATTACCTTTGATATACTCACTCATACCATATATAGTATAGGAGATGAAATGCCAAAAAAAGGGTATAAGCCGAAGAAGGCTAATAAGAAAAACAGATATAGAAGATAATGCCTTTTAAGAAAGTTGGAAAGAATAAATTTAGATCCCCTAGTGGAAGAATCTTAACAGGGAAGCAAGTCAGAGCTTATTACGCAAGACAGAGAAAAAAGTAATGGCTGAAAAAAGAACTTGTAATTTAACTGGCTGCAATAAGCTGTTCTCTATTCATAATGGTAATCAAAAGTATTGTTCTGAAAAATGTAGGAATAGAGCAAAATACAAAAGAGCCAAAGATAGAGAGGTAGAGGAAACTTTAGATATTATTGATGTGGATTCCTCTCTAGTTAATCGTGGATCTTATTACGAGGAGTATGTAGAGAAATATGCAGAGCTAGTTCAAACAAACAAAATTAAAAAGATAGATGCAGCAAAACGAATGAATATCAATAAAGATATTATTACCAAGATGCACAATGCGTACAGAATTGATAAGCGAGATGAGGAACTGCAAGAGAACTGGAAGATTGATAAAGAAGCAGAGAAAGCATTAAAAAAATTCTCTGCGTTTAGAGATAGGTACTTTCAAACAGAAACAGGAGATAAGTACGAAACTGCAGACTTTCACGAAAAATGGATTAACTCTATCTTAGAAGCAATTAAGACAGGTGGGGAACAAATGATTCTCTCTCCACCACGGCACGGAAAGACAGACTTGCTTACACACTTTGCAGTATGGCAGATTTGTAAAAACCCTAACACAAGAATTATGTGGGTAGGTGGGAATGAGGAGATAGCAAAGAACGCAGTAGGAGCTGTACTTGACCATTTAGATAATAATGAAAAATTAATTGAGGACTTCTGTGGTCCAGGTGGTTCATTTAAGCCAAAGAACAGATCAGGCAAGTCTTGGAGTTCAGGACAGTTCACAGTAGCTAACAGAACAATTACAGGAATTAAATCTCCAACCTTAGTTGCAGTTGGGAAAGGTGGAAAGATTCTCTCAAGAGATTGTGATTTGATTATTGCTGATGACATTGAGGACCACGGCACAACTGTTCAACCAAGTGCAAGAGAACAGACAAGACAATGGTGGACAACAACTCTTTCTTCAAGGAAAGAGGAACACACAGCTATTGTAGTTATCGGCTCAAGACAGCACCCAGAGGATTTATATAACTTTCTTTTAGAGAACCAAGAGATGGGAACAATCGTTGAGGAAGCACATAGTTCAGAATGTGTACTTCCTGAAGATGAAGTTAAATTACATAAAAAGTGTATGTTATGGAAATCTAAGCGAAGTTACAAGTGGTTACTCTCCAGAAGGAGAGCAGCAGAAACAACAGGTGGTAAAGCTATCTTTGAAATGGTGTATCTCAATAAAGCATTTGTTGAAGGTATAACAATGTTTGAGATTGATGAGATTGATGAATGTAGAGATGTGAATAGAGTAGTAGGACATATTCCATCAGGAACTCATTTAGTAGCAGGGTTAGATCCAGCATCTACTGGATTCCAAGCCTGTGTGTTATGGGCAGCTAATCCTGAAACAGGAATGATGTATCTAGTTGATATAGAAAACGAAGAAGGTGGTGGGATACTACAAGCAAAAGATTCAATCAAGAAGTGGTATGAGATGTATGGACTTGCTCATTGGGTTATTGAGGAGAACGGATTTCAGAAAGCTATTAGACAAGATAAAGAGATAAAAGACTACTGTGCAAGACAAGGTGTTTATTTAGAAGGACATCAGACACAGAAAAACAAATTTGATCCTATTTTCGGTGTTGGTTCTATGAAACAGCTATTTCAGGAGAAATTAATAAGTTTGCCTTATGGTAACGCAGAAAGTGAAACTAAGAGTAATATATATCGTAGGCAACTAATTTATTTCTCAACTTCTGCTAGTAGAGGAAAAGGTTACAAGTCTGATGTAGTTATGGCATCTTGGTTTCCAATGCGTGTCATTAGAAGATTACAAAAGGAACGAATAGCAGAGATAGGATTAGATTATAAGCCGAGTTTTGGAGAATGGGATATAAGCGAAATGAACGAAGCACCTTGGAGTTAAGATGAAAGCAACAGATTTACAAGATAGAATAACGCAACTACATTACGATAATCAAGAAGCATATGCAACAAGAGGTCGTATTCGTGCAATTATGAATGGTGGACCTTCAGGTATCTTAGCTTTATTAGGCGACCAGATCAAAGGTTTTCAAGAATGGCAAGTTCCAGTTCCAAACCTTATGTCCACAGGATTAGAACACTTAGCTCAAAAGATAGGTCGTATTCCAAATCTTAAAATAGATGTACCTAATGACAGAGATTCACAAAGGTCAAAACAAAAAGCAGAAAAGATTGCAAGGATTATTACTGCTTATGATGACAACCAGAGATTAGATATTCAAATGCCACAAGTTGGTAGGTGGCTACCAGGTTATGGTTTTGCTGTATGGGTTATTAGAGAGAAAAAAGATTCTAATGGTGTTCCTTATCCTTGTGCAGAATTAAGAGATCCA